TCACCTCCCACTCCCCGCGACTTCGCCAGCCACCGGGCGCTGCAAAGCGTCCATCAGGGCCTCCCAAGCGTCCCGATGCATGTCGAACCCTTCACCCCGCAAAAGGCACTGCTGCGCCGCGTTTGCGCGTTCCAGCTGGGCCTCGGTCAGCGGCTGGGCCTTGTGCGCGGCCACCAGGTCAACGCGCAACGCTTCGAGTGCGGCGGGGAGATAGCGCATGGCCCACATCTTGAGCGTCTCGATCAGCAACGTGCTGTCCTCGCCATGGGCCCAGCGCAGATCATCGACCTTGACCGTGCGGCGCACGTAGGCGGCCAGGGCCTGCTCGGACGGATCGCGGACCGCACCAATGGCATGCAGGAAAAGCCACAGCGCGCGAACCTTGGATGCGTCCGGATTGACCGTCATCGAACGCGAGCCGGCCGGCTTGCGCACTTTGAACCCGGCGCGCTTGAGTCGCTCCAGTGCGGCCTTGAGGTCCGCGTAGCTCATCGCGGCCGCCGAATCGTGACCCCCGCCCGAAGCTGCGCGCAGGATGTCACGGTAGCCCGGCTCGTCCAGCGTTCCCGCGCGCTCCAGGTCACGCCGTGCCACGTGAACCAATTTGATGAGGCGGGCGCGGCCGGCATCGGCGGAAGGTTTTTGCTTTGTCGTCATGGCTTGGGTCCAGGTGGCTCACCGCAGCCCCCAGCGGGGACTGCAGAAAGACGGCTGGTCAGTTTTATGGCCTCTGCAACAGCGCTTGAGCGCTGGGCGCTCCAACACCGCGATCCAGGCGCGCGCCTCGACCAGCCCGCAACCCGGCGCTCCAGTCGTTGTGCTTCACGTTGCGCCCTTCGGTCCGGTCCTTGGGCTTCGTCGTGCCCATCTCCGGATGGCGTTGCTCCAGGTACTGTGCGATCAAGGCGGCATTGCGCTCGCCGCCTGCAAACGCTTCGATCTTGGACCGCACGCCCGTGCACCATGCCTCTGCATAGAGGTCGCCCCGAGCCGTCTTCGTGCTGGACTTGCAGCTTTTGGGTTGGCGGGCAATGTGCGCGCGCCGGTCTTTGGCGCACTGGCGGCTCAGCACTTCGTAGGCATAGGCCGCCACGTCTGGCGCCGGGCCAATGCCCACGAAAACGAACATGCTCAGGCGGCGATACGTCAGAGCTGGACCGAGTTTTCTGCGCTGTGAGCGGTAGAAGTCACAGCCGAAAGCCTCTGCCACCATCGAGCTCAGAAGCGCCTCCCACTCCACGAAGTCAGCGGTCCGGGCCTCGGTCGCCGTCTCAGACACATCGGCTAGGCTGACGTCGATCTCGCCAAGGCCGAACTGCTCCATCAGCTTTTGCGCCTGGCGCATGGCGGCACCGGCTTCGTGTTCGTTGCTGCTCTGCGCCAGTGCCAGGCACTTACGGATTTTCTGCAGGGCTTCGTCGCGGGTCATGCGGCACCGCCTTTGCGCTCGATGCGGACCAATGGGTAGCGGATGCTGTCGGTCGAACTGGCATCACCAGGGCTCTTGTAGCGCAGCGTTTCGCCCACCACCAGCTTCCCGTGATCGGTTACCACGTTGCCGCACCATATCGACGCCTGGAAAGGCTCGCACCCGATCACCGTGCCCTTTGCATCCAGTTCCCAGCGCAGAAAGTCCTGGCCGTGGTCCTCAAAGGTCAGCACCGTAGCCACCCTGTTCAGATGGCGGATGCGGCGATGCACGGCGCCCGCCACTGTCTTCTGCAGGCCCTGCACGAGCAGCGCCGCATCGCACTGAGGCCGGTCAAACGAGCCCACAACGCGAAGACGGTCATCCGCAGTGACGTGATACGTCTGCACCCCGCCATAAACGCCGGCCTTGAACGGGTTGTCGGTCATGCCGCACCGCCTTTCTGCGTCGCGTTGGCTGCACTGTCGGCCGGGACGATCTGCACTCGCTCCAGCGTCAGCGGATCGGTGCCATAGGCTTCTCGGAAGTCGAATCCGATCCTCGGCACGCCAAAGCCGTCGCTGCCAGTGCCGATGCCTGTATGCGTCCAGCGGGCATCCGCAGCATTGGTGAAGATGACGCCTTGACCGCATGGCGCGAAGACAGCCCAATATTGCCGGGCTGCAGGCTCGCCGCTGCCATGGATCGCGGGGACAGCCTGATAAGTCAGGTTCTCAGCGAATTTGCTGCTGTACCACTCTTCGTCAAAGCCGCCCGCAGCGGCTGCCGCCGCAGTGGCCAGATCGAAGAGCTCCGATCCGGGTCCCGCGAGAAAAGCCATGCGCGGGTCGCTCCTGATTCGCTGCAGGAGGTGCGCCACCGCTCGCTCGAATAGGCGCAGGTGATCTTCGGTCATGCTCATGCGGCCGCTCCCTTGCGCTCTGGCGCCTGGTGTTTTTTGCAAACGGCCTGTGCCGTCACTCCGAACCCACCCAGCGTGCAGCGCCACGGATAGACGTCGTTGTAGGCGCCGCTGCGAGCGGCCTGCTCGCCGTGTGCGCAGTTGCGGCAGCAGGGGCGCTGGTTGGCGTTCAGGTAGCCCATGGCCGCTTTTTGCCTATCGATTGGGGTTGTGCGCCAGACCATTACGACAACTCCGCGTTGGCTTCTTTGATCGCCGCGTTGATGACCGAGGTCACCGCCTTTTCGATAGTGCTATCTACGCTCTTGATGAGCGGCTGGTCGCCTGCGCCCTCCACCGAGACGCCAAGGCGTCTCAACACCTTGGGCTCCAGCTGTGACAGCGCGCTGGCCACCGGCTTTTCCGTGGTCTTGATGAGCAGGTCGGCCTGCTCCGCCGTGATCTCGCCGGCATCAACCAGGCGGCGGATGCGGTCGCACACCTTTTCGTCGTCGTCCCATTGCAGAGAGCCATTGGAAAGCAACATGCCGAACTTGATGCCGTCCACCACGTAGGTGCGCGGCTTCTCGAACAGTTCGGGATGGGCCTTGATATGGTCCACCAGTTCGTTGTGCTCCTTGGCGACTTGGCGCGCTACGCGCTTGATATCGGCGAGCGAGCCATTCTTCACGGTGTCGAGATTGCTCTGCAGCGTGAGGAACAGGGCGGAAAGGCGGTCGCGGTGTTCGCTGAGAGCAGAGGCGCGCTTCTGGGCTTCTTGAAGGGACATGGGATACCTCTGGATCAATGGATGGCGTTGCAGCCGGGGACTTGTGTGGCGGTTGAGGCTTTGAGCAACTCGCCCGCAAGCTCTGCCAAGGTCAGGGAGCACAAGCCAATGGCGTGGGGAGACAGGGTTTGCGCGTGGAATCGGTAAAGCATCACCAGCGCCTCCAGGACCACCACGGTGCGCAGTGGCGGGTGCGGGCGTAGCACGTTGTCGATGATTTGGGCTGCGAGCGCTGCCCCATCGGCTTGCAGATCGGCCTGGGTGAATTCGGTAATTTCGGGCATGGCAGGCTCCTAGCAGCGGTAGCCGCGGCTATCGATGCGCTTGTGGTCGTCCGCCCCGGCGCGGGTGGCCGGGGCGGGGCTGGTCGTCCAGACGGGCGCGCGCATCAGGTCGTACTGCGCGGCCCGCACCGGGTTGGCAGGTCGCAGGGAAGGCCGCTCGCTGTCGCGGGGCCGCCCCCGGCCGGGAAGGATTCGTTCCGTGGTCATCAGAGCAGCCCTCCACCGATGCGGCGTGCTGGGAGCCGGTCCAGTTCGGGCCGGATGCCCAGGCACATTTGCTGGCCCACGGCCATGCCCTGCAGATGCACGCGGTCCATGCGGGTGTCCAGCTTGTAGATTTCAGCCGCGGCGATCAAAAGCATGGACGTGAGCACCATGACCAACGCGCTCAGCACCACCACCAGGGGAATGCGGGGCGTGTTCATGCGACCCTCCTTGGTACGACCGACACGGCATCGCCGAACGCCATCAGCACAGTGTCGATGGCCTCCCAGTCAGAAACGAACGCGCCGCGCAGTTGGCCTTTGGAGCCGTCATCCATGCGGATCAAGATCAGGTAGGAGCGCATCATTCCTCCCGCCCGACCTGGGCCACCAGCTTGGCTGTCACCAAGTCCTCGCCGCCCTGGTGCGCAAGGTTCATGGCGCCGGACACGAGGTTGTTGATGGCGAGCGGATAGCACAGAGAGCGCGGGCCCAGGCTGCGCTGGCCGCGCACACGGGTTTCGGTGGTGACGCGCAGCCGAGCCACGATGGCCTCGGCCGCATCGCTGGCAAACACCTTGTCGTAATCGCCCCCGATCCGGGCGAACTTGTGGCGCAGGTAGGCTTCCACATCGTTGTCCAGCGGTTCGATGAACCGCTTTTCGCAGCGCTGCACCACCTCGCGCACATCGAAGGATTTCTCGTCCATGCGCCAGTCGAGCTCGGTCTGGCCGATCAGCATCACGGCCAGCAGCGGCGTGAATGCGCCGTCGTCCATCTCGTAGAAATTCTTCAAGTGCTTGATGGTCTGCACGGCCAGGCGGTGGGCTTCCTCGATGACCAGGACATGCCGGTTGCCCGCGTTGGTGCTGGCGCGCAGCGCATCGCGCATCTGGCGCAGGCGGGCCTGGTAGGACTGCTTGATGGGCTCGCCAGGCGTGATGTCACGGATGATGATTTCCACGAGGTCACTGGCGCGCAGCGGGCGGCTCTTGCGGTCCCCGTTGTCCAGCCCTTCGATGCCGGGCTCGATGACCACGATTTGCTTCTGGCTGGTCTGAATCCACTTGATCAGGTCCTTGCGAACCGTGGACTTGCCGGCGCCCGATTCGGCGATCACAGCCAGCATGCCGCCATGCTCGGCCACGTTGCGCACGGCCGCGCGCACCTTGCGCGTGTTCTCGTTGAGAAACACATCGGCCACGCTGCGCATTTCGTTGGTGAAAGGGTCCCGCTCCAGCGCGAAGTAGTCCCTCGCGTCGGGGGTGATCGTGTGCTTGCGTAGTAGCATGTCCTCGTCCTTGAGTTGATTGAGGTTGGTTCGGGGGCTTGGAGTCGAGGCATTTGCCTCAGTGGGCTGGGCAGCGTTGGCGCGCTGCCCGGCACACTCTTCAAAAGCGGTTGCCACCCTCTCAGGGGCAATCCCGCGTTGAATCAGAAGTTGGGTGATATCGCGCTTGAGCCTGAATTCCAGGCCCTGGCCACGGGGCCAGCGGTCGTGCTTCAGGGCAAGGCTCACCGTGGCAGCGCTCACCTTGAGCCGCCGTGCTAGTTCGGACTGGTTGATGTTCAGTTCCGTCAAGATGGATTGCAGGTTCAGCATGGGCGTTACATCCCCACGGCGCGCAGGCCACCGAATGCTTCGGACTGTTCGGCCAAGCCGCGCTGGAATTGCGCGACCAGGGCGTCCACTTGGTCATCCGGCATGACCTCGGGCCACCGGGACTTGATAAATCGGTTCTCGTCCCGCGTGACCGGGCGGCCGATCTGCTTGGCGATGCGCTGGATCGCCAGCGCCGTATCCACCTGGTCCAGCACCCCAGCGTTCGCCACCGGGTTAGCCACCTCCAGGGCGGTGCCCTTGCGTGGCAGGTAGGACGGCAGCACGGCATCGTTCATGCGCCGCATCGGATCGACCAGGCCGCGCAGCCCGGCCGCTGGCTGGGCCTCCTTGCCCTTGGCCTGGGCCTTGCGCGCCGCCTCGGCCGCGGTCACGGTGGTGGTGCCCGTGGCGAGCTGCTCGATCTCCTTCATGTGCCGCTGTGCGGGCGTCTCGGCATGTGCCTTGAACTGCTCGCCGATCACGGCAGAACCATCCAGGAAGCCGAACTCCGAACGCTCCTTGCGCTCCAGCACGTGATAGACCTCGCGCCCTGCGTCGTCCACGCCGATGGCCTGGGCCGAGTCGGGGCGCCAGGCATTGCGCACGATCTGCAGCTTCTGCCGCACCATCACGCCCGGCACGTGGGAGACGTCCCAGGTCTGGCCCAGGAACTCGACTTCCAGGAAGTCGTTCACCGTGCGCTCCTGCGGCGCCGACACCGCCAGTTCACGACACAACTCGATGCCGGGCGAGATCACCAGCTGCTCGACCTGGATGCGCATGAACGCCTCGAAACGGGTCATCCCGTGGCGGCTGTGGACCTGCGTGGCGTTGAACCAGCGCGCCCATTTCAGGGCCGCTGCGTTGATCTCATCCAGCGTCTCCAGCCGCATCAACTTGAAGGTGGACTCGAAGCTGCGCTCCACCATGTCCTGGGCCTTCTCGACCTGGCCTTTGGCGCGCGGGTTCTTGGGCTTGTTGATCACCACGCGCACGCGCAGCGCCTTGCACAGGTTGAGGAACGGCGGGCTCGTGTTGGCGCCCCCTGGGTCCAGCGTCACCAGCACCGGCACCCCGTGAAAAGGATTGCCCTCGCGCTGGTGCATCGCCTGGATGAATGTCTCGGCCAGGTTCCCCCCGGTTTCGCCGCCCGTCACGTACCAGACGAAGATCGCGCCGCTCGTGTGATCGGTCACCACGTAGCGCCAGAGGCTGGCCTGGATGACCCGCACCAGGTTGTCGGGCTTATTGGAATAGTCCTCGTCGTGCCGCGTCATGCGCAACCCCGTGTCTTTGCCCTTGGAGGGCAGGTAGAACAACACGCTGCGGCTGGCGTCGATCTGCCAGACGTGGTTCGGGTGCCGGCTGGCCTGGTGCACGGCAGGCGCGGGCGCCAGCAACTGGTCGGGGTGCAGGCGATAGGTGCGCAGCGCCGCGATGATGGCGCTGGTGGACAGGCGCAGGATTTCGCCGTCGCCGTCCACGCGCTCGGCGCGGATCAACGCATTCGCGCGCAGGTCTTCGACGGCATCCGCGATCGATTTCAGCCGCTTGTTGTTCTTACGCATGTGCTCCAGCAGCATGAAGCTGATGCGAGTGGCTTCGTCGCGCGTGAGGGCCGTTTGGCCGGCATCGCAGCGGCGTTTACGGGGTTTGGCAGACACGATGGAGACCTCCTTGATTTTGCGGATGACAGTGGCAACGGATAGCTGGAGCTCGGCGCTCGCCGCTTCGTAGATCGGCGTCTTTGCGCCCCAGGGGGCCGCTTGCAGCGCCTGGCTGTAATGCACCAGGCGCTGCGTAATGGCGGGGTTGGTTGCGCGGGCCATGGGATTTCAGTTCGCCAGGGGCGTGCCGCCTGCGGGCGCTGTCATGTCCTCCATCCAGGCGGGGCGTTCGCTGTCCACCAGGTCAACGCCGAGGCGGCCGGCGATGGAGCGCAGCGCGGAGGCCAGCTGCTGCAGTTGCCCGGCCATCCACGCGTCTTGCGCAATGCCGCTGGTCTCCGCGTGGTCGCGCAGGTTTTCCAGGCCCTCGCGCAGCGGGCCGTTCACGATGCCGGCCACTTCCAGCGCGAGCTTCTCAACTCCAGCCCGGTGGTGCGTTGCCACCTCGTCGGGCGTGGCCTGCGCCAGGCGGCGGGCCTGCTTGCGCAGCGCCTCTTTCTCGTTGATTAGGCCGCGCTTGTCTTCCGCCAAGCTTTCCACTTGGTCGTTGGCGTCCTGCAGTTCTTCCTGCAGGGCGGCTTTTTCCTGGGCGGTCCGAACCGCCAGCTCGTGCAGCACGTCCAGCACCTGTTCGCGGGTGGTGGCCTCTTCTACCGCGCGGCGCACCAGTTCCTGATCGGGCGCAGGCAGGGCCTTGATGGCGTTGTAGTCGCGCTGGTGCAGGCCCAGGCGCTCGGCTTGCTCGAAGGCTTCTTGACCTAGCGCACGACTGTTACTAGCGAGTTCCCGCAGGCGGGCGTAGCTCTTTCCGAGCTTGACCGTGCAAAATTGCTCAAGGGATTCGAATTGCTGACCGTCAGCATTTTTCGGATTCCGCAAGTGACGCCAAGCCTTTGATTTCTTTACGTTTTCGTATATTGAAAGAATGGCGGTAGTGCTGACCGTCAGCACAAAATCCAACGCTTCCAGCCGTCCCAGGTCAATGCCTGCGGCGAGAACTTCGTCCATGGCTTCGTGCGCGGCGGCAAGCTGCACTGGGGCAGCATTCAGCGTGGCCAGGGCCGTTTCGTTGAACTTAGGCGCCTCTGCGGGCGCCGTGGTGGTCTTGGGGGTGCGTGCCATGTAGTGCTGCTCAGTTGGTCAGGGTGTAGTTGCGCTGGACCTGTTCCAGGTCGTTCTTCGCGCGCTCAAAATCGGCCGAGACGCGGAACGTCAGGCGGCTGAAACGGGTGGTGATGCGAAACCGCTCGGTGGCCTCGTCCTTCTCGACCCAGCCTTTGCCGATCAGCACGGCAGCGGTGCGGGTCACATAGGACGGCGGGCAGCGCATGGCGGCGGCCAGGTCCTTGTTGGACATGCCATCCACCACGCGGCCGGCCAGGCACTCCAGCATTTCCAGGGCGCGCAGCACCTGGGCGCCGGTCTTGGTGTCGTCCTGGCTCATGCGGGCACCTTGCGGCGAGCTCGCAGCAACTCCACGGCCTGGGCCGCGGCACGCTCTGCAGGGGTCGGGCCATACCAGTGCTGAAACACCACCGTGCAGCCATTGGCGTCCTGTGCCGTCTTGCACAGGACAGGCTTGTCAGCGGAACCTGTGCTGCCTACCGGAAGGCCGATCCGGTCGAAGTCTTCGCGCTTGGCGATGCCGACATAGATGTAGTTGGGCGTCATCACGCTCACCCAGTTGGAATCGATGGTCATGGTCAGATCTCCAGTTCCGGCGCCGCATAGCGCGCCACGTTGTGGTGATGGAAAGCCACCTGCTCCAGGTGCGTGCGCAGCGCGTCCAGGGTGGCGGCGGGGTCGGCAGAAGACGGGTCGGCATAGAACGCGGTCAGCAGCTGCAGCGCGGCGGCGCAACTGCTGTTGACGGCCAGCAGATCGGCTTGACCCACGTTGCGACCCGTGGGCATAGGGATGGACAGGCGGCCCGCTGCGGCGGCATACCAGTCGGTGACGTAGTGGCAACCGCAGGCGAGCTCGTAGACCGGCACCAGGATGGCGGGCATGCGGCCGGTGCCCAGCCACTTGTAGAGGCTGTCGTGGGTCACCCCCATGCGGTCGGCGATGCGCTCGACGCTCAGGTTGTGGCGGTCCTGCGCGAACTCCTTGCATAGGCGCAGCGCGTGCACCAGGCTGTTGGCGCGCAGGTGTTTCCAGGCGCGGCGGCTCATTGGACGTCTCCTGGGCACGACGCTTCCAAAACCACTTTCCCTTGGAAGGCGGACCACGAGCAAAGTCCATCCATCGCAAACACAGAGGGGGACGCAATGGACACACGCAATTTCGATGAACTGGCAGGCCGGGTGGAAGGTGTGGGGCAGGCACTGCTGTACCTCACGGCCGATCTGGAGATGGCCGGCATCATTGACGGGCCTCGCTTGTCCCAGGCGTGGCGCACGGCGCAGCGCCCGAATGTGCTTCCCGTGCTGGAGACGGCTCGCCGCACGCTGCTTGAACTGGCGCATGCGCTGGACGAGGCACGAACGAACCGCCAAGCACTGGCGATCCGCTGATGAAACCGAAGGCATTGGCGGCGCAATTCATGCCAACGCTCCCGCCTGGCTGGCCTTGGGCGAAACACGCGCAGGGGCCACCCGGGCCGGGCGGGTGGTGATCACCCCGTTCTTCATGCCCAGCAAGACGGCGATGTTGTGGCTCATGCCGCGCATGCACTTCTTGCGGCCGGCCAGGATTTCGCGCACGAGGGCATCGCTCACCTTGTTTTCGCGGGACCACTGGGCGATCGAGATGCCCTGGTAATCAAGCCAGGCGCGGGCTTCGGCGGCGGTTCTTAGCTTCTTCATGGCGTGCCAGAATGGTGTGATTTGGTGTGGTCAAAACAGGAGGGAACAGAAGATCGGGTTCGGAATTTGGAGCGGACTGCGGTTCATTTTTTTGGCCCTTGCCGGTGGTGCTTGGTGGTGCTTAGCTGGCTTGGGTGTGATTATGGTAGAAAAAACTCTACCTCGCAACATGTTGTGAGGTTGATATTTATGGACCTATGTGATCGTCTAAAGGAAGAGCGAGAGCGCTTGGGTCATAGCCAGACCGCCTTTGCTGCGCTGGCAGGCGCATCCAAGCATTCGCAGATCAACTGGGAAAAAGGCGTGGCTTCGCCGAATGCCGCGGCGCTGGCGGCATGGGCTGAAGCGGGGCTGGATGTTCTGTATGTAGTCACTGGACACAGAGCCCAACCGATTGCAGCTACCGACAAACTCACGTCTCGGCAACGCGCGTTACTTAGTAACTACGAACACACAAGCGAAGAGGGAAAAAGGATCATTGAAGGCACAGCCGATCTGGCAGCTAAATCAGCCGCCGCCACGCGAGGCAGCAAGGCCGCGTGATGCGGCCAATGACGAATAAATGAAATAGGGGGGAAGCTTTGCCAAATACAACATCAAATGACGATGGCAGTCACATACCTGACGAGCAAGCAGTAATTAGGCTGATTGTTCGATCTGAAGAAGAGGCCTTCGAGTTACTCCGCAGAGCGCTGACCAGCGAGCTTGCAGAACAGCCGTATGTACTTGAATTCGATAACTGGCCGATACTCACCCTGCGCTTTGTAGGTGAGGGGTATCACAGTACGATCACTCCTCATATCGCCGAGGCACTGGTGGAACTGCAGCATGCGATGAATCGCAGCTATGCACGCTTGGTACGTCACGCTGGGAGTGCAAATGTCCTCACCAAAGAGGAGCGACAATCCATCGAATTCAAGGCCAAGGTCGATGAGGGCAGTTCCCTCATCACGGTGGATATGGGGGATTTTGCGGGAACGCTCACCACAGCACTGGCGGGGAAAATGACTGGAACCGAACTAGTGGTCACCATCCTTGGCATCGCCATCTCCGGCGGCGCCTTGCTTGCTTACAAGTCCTTCTTGGCTGCACGCTCCGAAGATAAGAAAGTTGACCAGGCAACGGCACAGACGGTCAGACTTTCTGAGCAGGAAACCCAGCGCCTGGAGATATTTTCCAGAGCGCTGAACCAAAGCCGTGAGTTGCGAGCCTCTCATGAGGACTTTGACAACGTTCGGCATGACATCTTGAAAAGTGTTGGTGACGCCAGTCAGCTTGATGTTCAAGGCATTGCTCTCAGCCAAGAACAGGCGCGAAAAATAGCCAGCACATCCCGATCAAAAGCGGAGGAGGTGCAGCTCAACGGTACTTATCGAATCGTGAAACTCGACTGGTCGAAAGAAGACGAGGTACGCATCTCCCTCTTTGGCCTAGGATCGACACGGCAGGAGTTCATCGCTTCAATGCGTGATCACAACCTCACACCTCAGAACATCGACAAATTGAAGGCCTGCGAATGGGAGCGCAGACCAGTCCACCTCTCGGTTAATGCCACAGTGCTGCGCGGCGAAGTCACAACCGCAACAATTGTTGGCGTGGAGTGGCCAGAAGGTGTTGAGCCCCCAAATTCCGTCTAGCCACCTACGCCAATTCAAATAGCGTCTAACTCCAAAAGCGCACTACTCCGGACTCGGAATGGGGTATGTGTTGGCACTCGACAAATTAGTGGCCGCGTCCACAAGACGAGCCCCGCCCCTCTGCAGACACTGACGGCTTACCCCTCACGGGGCCGTCACTGTCCGCCCAGGAGGGGCCATGCAACTCAGAGATTCCATTCCCGTTTGGCTGCGCGCGCCACGCAATTCGCTGTGGCTGGCGCTCGCCGTCGTGCTGATCGTGCTGATCGCGGCCATTGCTCCGCACAAGCTCAGCCTCACGATCTACAAGGCCTCGCTCGTCGCGCTCGCCGCCGTCATGGGCTACTGGCTGGACCGGGCTCTGTTCCCCTATGCCCGGCCCGACAGCTACTTGCACAAGGACTGGCGCCTGGGCACCACTGAGCCCGAGCATGACGCTGATTTCCCCATCGTGCAGCCCTATCTGCGCGCGTTCTGCGCGGCGCAACTGCGCCGGGCCATCGTGGTCGCCGCAGTCGTCATCGGCGTGGCCCAGGGCATTTAGCCATGCGCCGCCGTGTGCTTTGCTTGGCGCTGGCTGCTGCGCTCGCACAGTGGCCCGTCGCCCGCGCCCAGGTGCCGGATGACGCTCTGCGCTACCGCTCCTTACTGATCCGTGTGGCGCAGGCCGAATGGGGCCTGCAGGCGCCCGTGGCGGCCTTCGCTGCCCAGGTGCACCAGGAGTCCGCGTGGAACCCCGACGCCGTTTCCCGCGTGGGCGCTGCAGGCCTGGCCCAGTTCATGCCGGCGACGGCCCGGTGGATGCCGTCGATCCGCCCCAATCTTGCCAACCCGCAGCCCTACAACCCCGCCTGGGCTTTGCAGGCGATGGTGGCCTATGACCGCTGGCTGTACGACCGCACGCCGGACCGCTACAGCCCCCGTGATCGCATGCACGTCGCGCTGCGCAGCTACAACGGCGGTCTGGGCCACTGGCAGCGAGAAGCCAGCGCGACCGGCCTGCGCTTGCCCGATCGCCTGCAGGTCGATGCAGCGTGCGGGAAGGCCCGCCGGGCGGCTGTGCACTGCGCGGAAAACCTGGGCTACCCCCACCGCATCCTGGTGGTCTTGCAGCCGCGCTACGCCGCGTGGGGGCCCGGGCTATGAGCATGGCATTCCTGGTTTTGGCTGTGGGCTGCCTACTGGCTATGGCGGCCAATGACGGAGTCTTTTTGGAAGCCGTGCTCGTGTTCAGCGTCATCGCTGTGGTGGTGTCTTGTGCGAAGGAGCACGCCGCATGACCAATCCACCCTATCGCCTCATCGGCGTTGCCCTGCTGATCTGCGCGGTCATCTACGGCGTCAAGCGCTGGGAGGCCCGCCTCATCGTCCGCGGCGATGCCCAGGGCGCAGCCCGCGTGCAAAACGACTGGGATGCCCAGGAAAACGCCCGCAATGCCGCCACAGCCCGCGACAACGCCACCAAGTTCCGCAACGCCGAAAGAGTCGCCCATGAAGATGCCCAACGCGAGGCCAAGCGCCTGGCCCGTGATGCTGCTGCCGCTGATGCTGTGCGCGGGTTGCGCGGCGAGATTGCCCGCCTCAACAAGCGCACCGATCCCTACCCAGCAGGAGATGCCGGCCTTGTCGCCTGCACTCGCGAAGCCGCCACCGCCCGAGAGCTTCTCGGAGATAGCAGCGCTGCGTATCAAGGGCTGGCTGCAGAGGCTGACGGACTCCGAGACCAGGTGACCGGCTTGCAGGACTTCGCCCTCAACGTGTGCCGCGCTGGCCGGCCAGCCGGGCTGCAGGGAGACGCTCTTGGCCGATGACATCGACCGCGCCAGCGAGCGCGAGGAAGAGGCACTCGCCCAGGCATTGCGCGAACAGGCGCGCCGCGCGGGGCTGGCTGGCAAGACGCTGGCCGACTCGGCCGAGGTCTGCCAGCAGGCCGGGTGCGATGAGCCGATACCGCTGGTGCGCCGCCAGGCGCTGCCGGGGTGCCAGCTGTGCGTGGATTGCCAGGCACGGCGCGAAAGAACCAAGGGACGGCGATGAACATACAAGTGGATTTTTGGCAGTTGGTGGGCCTGCTGGTGAGCTTCCTGGGCGCTTGCGGTGCTGGCGGTGGGCTGCTGCTCAATCAGGTGCAAAAGCACTTGGACGAGCGCTTCGCGATGCAGGAAAAACTGCGCGAGGAACGCTCCGTGAGCCAGGACAAGGCACGCGAAGACCAGCACAAACAATTGACCGTGCGGCTCGATGGCCTGGAACAGGTCAACCGCGACGAAACCTTGCAGTGGCAGCGCGTGGAACGCGAATTCCTCAAGCACATGGCGGAGCTGCCCGTGAAGTACGTCATGCGTGACGATTACATCCGGGGGCAATCGATCATCGAAGCCAAGCTCGATGGGCTGGCCGGCAAGCTGGAAAACGCCCAGCTGCGCGCCGTACTCAATCACAACCAGGGAGCTCCGCACCTATGAACCCCGCCATCGATCAGGCACGCATCCGGCGCGAAGCGCTGCGCTGGCTCGTCCTGCTCACGCTGAACAACGCCCGCCCGATCGGTGCGTTCGAGGGTCCGATCTTGTCCGTCGCGCAGAGTGAATACCCGGACGCCACGCCCATCGAATTGCGCCGCGAGCTGGATTACCTCGCAGACCGCGAACTGGTCCGCATCGACAAGCAGCCGTCTGGCCGCTGGCATGCCGAACTCACTCGCTTTGGCACCGACGTGGCCGAATACACGATCACCTGCGAGCCGGGCATCGCACGCCCCGCCAAGTACTGGTAGGTCCAGGCATGGGACGAAAGAGCACCGTGAGCCGCCTGCCGGCCGAGATCAAGACGTACATAGAGGCCATGCTCGCTACTGGCGCGCAGACCCTGGACGAGATGATCGGCGACCTGCAGGAGCGTTTCCCGGGTGAAGCCCGTGCAGGCCAGTTGCCCAGCCGCGCGGCACTGCACCGCTACGGCTCCAAGCTGGACCGGCGCCTCGCAGCGATTCGCGCCAGTACGGAAGCCGCCAAGATCATCCAGGCGCACGCTGGCGACGACCAGGACGCCCGCAGCGGAGCGCTGACCGCCCTTATCCAGACGGAGTTATTCGAGGCCATCCTGGACATTCAGGAGGCCGCGGACGATCCCGAAAACCCCATCGATCCCGCCGAGCGCGTTGGCATGCTGTCGGCTGCGGCGAAGAACATCGCAACGCTCACCCGATCCAGCATCAACCTGAAGGAATTCCAGGCCAAGGTAGAGGAAACCACCCGGCGCAAACTGCTGGCCGAACAGCAGGCCAACCTGCAGGAGATCGCCAAGGCCCAGGGGCTGGACGATGCCCAGGTCAATTTCTGGGCCGAGAAATTCCTGGGCATCAAGAAACCCGGGGCCAGGGGATGAGCGCTATCAAGCCGCTGGCATCCACCTTGCGCACGCTGGAATGGGATGACCTCCCGGCCAGCGTGCGCAGTATCAAGGAAGGCTTCGATCCGCTCGCCGACGGGGTGCTGATGAAGCACCAACGCGACGTAGCGGCCACCCAGGCCGCAATCGTTGCGATCCCAAAAGGACGCCGTACCGGCATCACGTTCGGCACCATGCTTCGAAAGACGCTGGTGGCCGCTGCACGCAAGAGCGCGGGCGGCGATAACGTGTACTACATCGGCGACACCAAGGAAAAGGGCCTGGAGGCCATCGGCTATTGCGCCAAGTTCTCCCGGTTGATCGCGCAGGCCCAGGGCCAGGGCGTCTCGGGCATCGAGGAATTCCTTTTCGAGGACCAGGACGAGCAAGGCAAGACGCGCCACATCAACGCCTACCGCATTCGCTTTGCCAGCGGCTACCAGGTCTGCGCGCTATCGAGCCGACCGGCCAACATCCGGGGCCTGCAGGGCCACGTGGTCATCGATGAGGCCGCGTTTCACCCGGACGTGCAGGGCGTGCTCGATGCGGCCACCGCGCTGCTGATCTGGGGCGGCCAGATCACCGTCATCAGCTCGCACAACGGCAAGGCCAACCCGTTCGCGCAGTTCTGCCGCGACATCGAGGCCGGCCGGTACGGCGCCGATGCCGTGGTGATGACCGTCACGTTTGACGATGCCGTGGCCAACGGGCTGTATGAGCGCGTCTGCCTGATGAAGGGCACTATCCCCACCGCCGAGGCCAAGGCCCAGTGGTACGCCAAGATTCGCAATGGGTATGGCGTGCGCAAGGCCGCGATGCGCGAAGAACTGGACGCGATCCCGCGCGATGGCAATGGGGTATGCCTGCCCGGCGTCTGGATCGAGCAGGCCATGGTCCTGCCGCCCGAGCGCGTCCTGCGCCTGGCGCTGGATGATGACTTCGTGCTCCGGAGCCCTGCAGAGCGCGAGTCCTGGATGAATGACTGGATTGAACGCTACCTCGACCCCGAACTGCGCCGGCTCGATCCGCACGTGCGCCACGTCTTTAGCCACGACTACGCGCGCCACCGCGACTTTTCCAGTTGGGGAGCCATCTCGCTGACGGCCGGCATGCGCCGCCAGTTGCCTCTGTCCGTCGAAATGCACAAGGTGCCCTATGCCCAACAACGGCAGATCACCTGGCACGCCATCGAACGCCTGCCGCGTCGCTGTGGCGGCGCCATGGACGCCACGGGTTCCGGTGAGGCGCTGGCAGAGGAAACCGCCGACAAGTTCGGGCACAGCCACGTGCACCAGGTCAAGCTGAACCGCGCCTGGTACGGCACATGGATGCCCAAGCTCGTGCAGGCCTTCGAGGATGGAATGATCGACATTCCGGCCGACCCCGACATTGCGGGCGATCTGCGCGCCATCGAAGAGGTGGACGGCATCGCCATGGTCGCCAAGGCCCGCCGCAAGGACGTCAAGGATCCAGACCTGTACCGCCACGGCGACGCCGCCGTGATGCTGTGCCTGGGCTGGTTCGCCACGCTGAACCTGTCCGCCCCCATGGACTTCACCGCCGCGCCGTCCTTGCCGCGCGGCTTCGACAACCTCACCGCCGACAGCGACCAGGACCAGGACGACGACTTCCTGCGTCTGATGGAGCGCGGCGCTTCCTGGTAGCTCCCATGGCCACTTCCCGCATCCTCGGCCCCGACGGCCAGCCCATGACCATGCCCGACCTGCAGGAGCCGCAAACATCGCGGCTCTTGCACCTGCAGAACGAGATGCAGTCCCACCCCACGCGCGGGCTCACCCCCTCGCGTTTGGCGCGCATCCTCGATGCGGCCGAGCAGGGCGACCTGATCGCCCAGTTCGAATTATTCGAGGACATGGAAGAAAAGGACGGCCACATCGCCGCCGAGATGGGCAAGCGCCGCCGCGCCTGCGTACTGGAGTGGGACGTGGTGCCCGCCGATGGCGCCAACGCGGCCGAGAAGAAGACGGCCGAGCAGCTCGGCGAGCTGATGTGCGAGATCCCGGATTTCGAAGACGTGGTGTTCGACCTGACCGACGCCATCGGCAAGGGTTACGTCTGCCTGGAGATCGAATGGCACCGGCTGGAAGGCTACTGGGTGCCCAAGACCATCACGCACCGGCCGCAGACGTGGTTCACGCTGCACCGCGGCTACCGGCAGGAGTTGCGGCTGCGCACCATGGAGAACGTCGATGGCGCGCCCGGTGCGCAGCTGCAGCCCTTTGGCTGGATCACCCACGTGCACAAGGCCAAGAGCGGCTACCTGGAGCGCTCGGCCTTGTTCCGTCAATTGGTCTGGACGTACCTGTTCAAGAACTACAGCGTGGGCGACCTGGCCGAGTTCCTGGAACTGGTGGGGGTGCTGCGCCTGGGCAAGTACCCGCCCAACGCCAGCGAGAAAGAAAAGGCCACGCTGCTGCGTGCGCTGTCCGCCATCGGCCACAACGCCAGCGGCATCATCCCCGAGGGCATGCTGATCGACTTCCACGACGTGGCGCCCGGCGATCCCAAGGCCTTCGCGCTCATGATCGATTGGTGCGAGAAGAATCAGAGCAAGGTCATCCTGGGTGGAACGCTCACGAGCGGCGCGGACGGTGCGAGCAGCACCAATGCCCTGGGCAACGTCCATAACGAAGTGCGCAAGGACCTGCGCGACGGCGACGTGCGCCAGGCCAATGCCACCCTCACGCGCGATCTGGTCTATGCCATCGCCGCCATCAACGGCCTGGCACCGGGCGGCATGCGCCGCGCTCCGCGCATGCGGCTCAACGCCGAAGAGCGCGAAGACCTCGCGGCTTTCGCAACGTCGTTGCCCCCGTTGGTGCAAATGGGCCTCCGCCCGCCGCAAGCCTGGGTGCACGAGAAACTGGGCATTCCTGTGGCCCAGGGCAATGAGCCTGTTCTGATGGCCCAGGGCCACCCCGCCACGCCTGGCGTCAGACCCCAGGGCACCGCTGCTGCAACATCGCGCGCTCTGGCCACGGCCTTGCCCTTGCCGCCCTACGTGCAAATGGAGCCGCAACTGGCGATCAGCGCGGCTCCGTCCGTGGCCGGATGGATCGACCAGGTGCGCGAACTCGTGCAGCGCGCGCAGTCCCTCACGGAAATCCGTGATGGCCTTGGCGCGTTGTTGCCCGGCATGAGCCTGGACCAGTACGCCGCTGCCATGGCCGAGGCCCTGCGCGCTGCGGAACTTGCAGGGCGCGCCGACGTGCTCGATGAAGCAGGCGCATTGCGCGGCTGATACAGCCGCCAATGCGCCCCTACGAGCCTTCACCGCCCCCGTCGCACGGCCGTGCACCTCGCGCGGCCCTGTAAACGCCTATAAACGATTTACAGAGGGCTTCCCATGTCACAGGCCGCCTACGGCTCCCTGCCTTTCGCCGAGCAGGCTGAATTTTTCCGCCGCAAGCTCAACCTGCCCATTGATGGCTGGACCGACCTCTACACCCGCGACCACGACTGGGCCTTCATCGTCGCGGGTGCGAACCGCGATGCCATCGTCACCGACTTTCGGGCCGCAGTGGAGCGCGCGATCGCGGGCCAATCCACCTTGGAGGACTTCCGCAAAGACTTCGACCGCATCGTGGCCACGCATGGCTGGGACTACAACGGCGGGCGCAACTGGCGCAGCCGCGTGATCTACGACACCAACCTGTCCACCAGCTACGCGGCGGGTCGCTGGCAGCAGCTGCAAGCGGCGCCGTACTGGCAGTATGAGCACCAGGACTGGGTGGAGCATCCCCGGCCCCTGCATGTGAGCTGGGATGGCCTGGTGCTGGAGGCCGGCAATCCGTTCTGGCAGACGCATTTCCCGCCCAACGGCTGGGGGTGCCACTGCAAGGTGCGCGGGCTGTGGCCGCGGGACCTGCAGCGCCTGGGCAAGACCGGGCCCGACCAGGCGCCCGCCGTCAACCTGACGGAGCGCGTGATCGGTCAACGCAGCCTGCTCGGCCCGCGCACGGTGCGCGTGCCGGAAGGCATCGACCCGGGGTTCGAGTACGCGCCAGGCAGCGCGCGGTTGCGCAGCGCCATACCGCCCGAGCGGCCTGGCCCACCCGCATCAGGCAGTGCGGCCGGGCCGGGCGTGCCTAACCGCCGCCCGGTCGATCCCCTGCCACCGCCGCGGCTGCTGCCGGCCTCTGAGCTGCTGCCCGCGGGCCTGGACGCGGCCGCGTCCGTGGATGCCTTCCTGGGCGCACTGGGCGTGGAGCCCAGCGCCCCGGCCATCGTGCGCGACGTGATCGGCGAGCGCGTCGTGGTGGGCCGCGAAATGTTCCTGGAAGGCCAGGGCGCCCTGGAGGCCAACGGGCGCGGCTTGCCGCTGCTGGCCCGCGCGCTGCTGGACCCCGACGAGATCTGGACGCGGGTGGAATGGCTGCCGGCGCAGGAGCGCGCCGTGGTGCGGCGCCGGTACGTTGCGCGCTTCCTGGTCGAGGGCGAGTCCGCACCATCCCTGGCCGTGGTCGAGTTCGGCGCGGACGGCTGGAGCGGGATCACCGTTTTGCAGGACGCCGCCCAGGCCGCGGACGATTGGCGCATCGGCGCGCTGCTGTACCGGCGCGATGCGCTGTGACGAAAGGCGGGAGAAACATGGCAGGCACCCAGATCACGATGACGGTGGAAGACCGGCTGGCCCGCGCAATGCTCGCGCGCCAGGCGCTGCCCTCCACCGGCCCGCTCGCCCCGCGGCTGGGCGAATACCTGCAATCGTCCACACAGGCCCGCTTCACCACGCAGACGGCGCCGGACGGCACGCCCTGGGCGCCGCTCAAACCGCGTTACGCGCGGCGCAAGAAGTACCACCAGGACAAGGTGCTGACCCTGCGCGGCTACCTGCGCAGCGGCATCCACTACCAGGTGGTGGATGACAACACCGTGGCGGTCGGCACCAATGCCAAGTACGGCGCGATCCACCAGTTCGGCGGCGAGATCGACCAGCCCGAGCGCGCCGCCACCGTGCGATATCGCAGCGTGGCGGGCAAAGTGCTATTCGCAGGCAAGAAGCACAAGACCGCGACCGAGCGGGCCGTGACCATACCGACGCACAAGGTCAAGATGCCGGCGAGGCCCTATCTGGGCATCAGTGCGGCGGACGACGCGGAGATTCGGGAGATTATTTGGGAGTGGGTGGTGGAACGATCTGGGGGAGGCAGTCAGATTTAAATCGCTCGCTGCCTATGCGCAGGCATTTGTGAGCTCCCCTCCAGATCAATTCTGTTTGGGCGAAATCTGGGCCGACCACAAGGTTTCCTTGAGGCGATACACGATTACGAAACGTGCCAGTGCTCCCCCAGGTTGCATGGGCTCCATGACTGGACAGCCCTCGGTAAGCTGTCTGGTAAAGACCCAGGAGATCCGCTGCCTCAGCGGCGTCATGCGCTGATAGCTCGCCCTTTGACTTTGGCTCAGCGACTATGGCGTTCATCCTGTCAACTGTCTCGGGATCGAGATTGTGTTCGGCACTTATAGGCAGAACTTTGCTGGCCATCTTTTGGAGTTCACCAACGTAGTCCTGAAAAAGCCTCGTATTAAGGGCAGGTTTGCGCCAGAGCGCGCATGCGTAGAAAAGGCACTCGAACGCAGTCCGCAACGAACTGTTGGCTGTCCCCGGCATGCCCAGATCAGCTAGGTGAATCGCACCCTGTGAGGCTTCAATCGATCTGATCCACAGAAGAAGACCATTCTGTACCCCACCAACGTCTAGACACGCACCCTTGACCTGATCAAGGTCGTTGAGGCAGGTTCTCACCCGTTCAAATACGGTCTGGGCCGAATCTGAATAATCAGTCTTCAAACTGGCTCTGTTTGCATAAGCGGCGTCAGAGAGAAAACCGAAGTCGCGGAAGCGGCTTTGCTCGCTCATATCTACCTCCCAATGTTGAGAGGGCAATTTCAACACGGCCAGATAGTGGCCGCGTCAACAAGACGCTACGCCCGCCGCCCGACCATGGCGGCATGCCTTCCCCGACACCCACCGTAGCGCCGTAGCCATCGTCGCTTGCACCTTTGCCATTCAGGCGGGGGGCGATGGAGTGCTGCTTCGGGTCCAGAACCTCATTGCACAACTGGCGCAGGCTGCAACTGCTGGCGCGCACTGGTGGCCCCCGAAGAGATATGGACGCGCGTGGAATGGCTGCCCACGTATGAGCGGCCCGTGCTACGGCGCCGCCACATTGCGAGCTTCCTGGTAAAGGGCTCCGGACAGTTCCCTCAGGAATAATGGTGATTCCTTATAGAGGGGGACACGTATGAACGATTTAGAGCCAACCCAGCCTTCTGCAACTACGGAGTATGAGCTCCCTGGTTGGGCGCAAATTCCGATAACTGTCTTGGCGAAGATACCCGGCGTCAACTGGGCAAAATCCGTCTCAGCGCTATGCACAGCCGCAACAGACATAGGGGTTGCCTACTTGGAAGGGTTTGCTAGACAAGCAAGAGCCAACACTGAAGGTCGAATTCAAGTGACAAGTGCCCTAGCAGAGCAGATTTCCCAGCGGCTGGACGTGTCACCGGAGTACGTGAATGCAGCGATGCACAAGTTTTCGACAAAGGTGGTCGGGCAGCGCAAAAATGTTGAACAAGCAGTGCGAAACGCGGCCAAAGAGTTGATGGATGTGCCTAGCCGACTGGGTGCGCCGCAGGATTCAGTGGGGGAAATCAGCGACGACTGGCTCAACGCATTTGAATCAGAGGCAGTAAATATGAGTTCCCAGCAGATGCAAATGCTGTTCGGAAAGATATTGGCGGGTGAGATCCGCGCGCCAGGTTCCTACTCAATTCGTACCGTCAAATTGATGGCGCAGCTAGACAACAAAACGGCAACCCTTTTTAAGAAGTTCTGCTCACTTTGCGTGCTTGTGGAAGGACCCCATTTCGTCAAAGATGCGCGAGTCAATTCACTCGGCAAAGAAGCGAATGCAAATTCACTACATCCTTACGGGCTCTCGTATAGCGAGTTGAACTTACTTCAAGAATACGGCCTACTTTCTCCCGAATACAGGTCTCAAATGCCATATAGCTGGTGTGTTTGGAATGGGGAGAGCGTCCTTGCCGAGGCGATCTACCTCGGCAAGCCCTACGCACTCATTCCGAAAAACGGCGAGCTCCCCTCCGACTCTCCTTACGTACGGGGGCCTGTCTTGACACAGGGCGGAGCGGAGTTGTATTCCATTGTTGATTTTGAAGAAGACCCAACCTATACAAGCGCTCTTCACGACTACTGGGCTGGCCTTGGCTACGAGTTTGCCCCGATCACTTCCTGAATAGTGGCCGCGTCCACAAGACGCCACGCCCGCCGCCGCCGACCATGGCGGCATGCCTTCCCCCAACACCCACCGTAGCGCCGTAGCCGTCGCCGCCTGCACCTTCGCAGTGCAGGCGGCGGGGGGCAATGGGCTCATGCGCCGGGTCCAGTTTTTCCCAGCAGGCGAGTTTCGTTCGGGCGACGTGCGCCCCGAGGAAGTGCCTGCATGGCGCATCGACGCGGCCAGCGCCGCCGCCGTCATCCAGCGGTTCAACGCCCGCCAAAAGCCGCTCGTCGTCGATTACGAGCACCAGACCCTCCACAAGGAAACGAACGGCCAGCCCGCTCCTGCTGCTGGCTGGCCGCGCTCGCTGGAATGGGTCGAGGGCGAAGGCTTGTTCGGCATGGTCGAGATGACGGCGCGCGCTGCTGCTGCCATCGACGGCAAGGAGTACCTCTACTTCAGCCCGGTCTTCACCTACTCGCAGACCGACGGCACCGTGCTCGAAGTCCGGATGGGTGCGCTCACCAACGACCCCGGCATCGCCGGCATGTCCCCGCTTTCCCTCGTCGCGGCCGCCACGGCTGCATTCCTGCCCTCTGACCCGGAGACCCCCGTGAACCCATTGCTCAAGGCCTTGTTGGCCGCCCTCGGCCTGCCCGAGAACACCACCGAGACGGCCGCTACGGCCGCGCTGACGGCCCTCGGCCCGCTGCAGCCACTGCAGGCTCGCGCCAGCGTTGCCACCGCTGCGTGCACGGCCCTGAGCCTTCCTGCAGATGCCACGGCCGATGCGGTCACGGCTGCATGCACCGGCCTGCGCACGGCCAGCACGGCAGCAGTGCCAGATCCGGCCAAATACGTGCCCATCTCTGTCGTGACTGACCTGCAGACCAACCTGGCCGCGCTCACGGCCCGTCAGGCGCGAGCCGATATCGACGCCGCCATTGCGCCCGCGCTGGCCGATGGCCGCCTGCTGCCCGCGCAAGAAGCGTGGGCGCGCGACCTGGGCAAATCCAACCTGGCCGCACTCACGAGCTACCTGGGCACCGCGCAGCCCATTGCGGCCTTGACCTCGACCCAGACCCGTGGCCTGCCGCCCGCAGGCACCGCCAAAGGCGACGCGCAGCTGTCCAAGGACGAGCTGGCCATCTGCACCGCGATGAACCTGACGCCCGAGCAGTACAAGGCCGGCGCCGCTGCTGCCGCCTGATCCGGCCCACCCCTCACCAATTCGGGAATCACCATGGCAGCACTCACTCAAGACCGCAACACCCTGCGCCGCGACGGGACCCTCATCGAGCCGCCCGTCGCAGCCAACACGCGCATCTTCACCGGCGCTCTTGTCGCCATCAACGCGGCCGGCCTGGCCGTGCCGGGTAACACCTCCGCCGCGCTCAAGGGTGCGGGCTCGGCGCTCACCTTCGCCGACAACACCCTGGGGTTTGCCGGCGCGATCCGCGTCCGTGTGGACAAGCGTCCTGCACGTTTTGCCAACAGCGTCGCCGCCGATGCCATCACGCTGGCCGACCTGGGCAGCGACTGTTTCATCGTGGACGACCAGACCGTCGCCAAGTCCAACGGCGGAAATACCCGCAGCCGTGCCGGCAAGGTGTTCGACGTGGACGCCGATGGCGTCTGGATCGACTTCCGCTGATCGCAACCCTGTTTCAACCGGAGCCATCCAGACCATGCAGATCAATCACAGCAACCTCGCCATCCTCAACCAGGCGTTCAGCGGCGCCTTCCGCGGCGCACTGACCTCGGCCACGCCCATGTGGAACCAGGTCGCCACGATGGTGCCCAGCACCACCGCAGAAAACAAATACGCCTGGCTGGGCCAGATCACGCGCTTTCGTGAGTGGATCGGCGAGCGCCAAATCCAGAACCTGGCTCAGCACGACTACGCCATCAAGAACAAGACGTTCGAAAACACCGTGGGCGTGAAGCGCGAAGAAATCGAAGACGACCAGTACGGCATATACACGCCCGTGATCCAGCAGCTCGGCCAGGATGCCGCGCAGCACCCCGACGATATGGTTTTCAGCCTGCTCAATGCCGGCTTCTCGACCCAGTGCTACGACGGGCAGTACTTCTTCGACACCGACCACCCGGTGGGCGCGCCAGGCGCGCAGGTCAGCGTCAGCAACTTCCAGGGCGGCACGGGCACACCGTGGTACTTGCTGGACACCTCCAAGGTGATCAAGCCCCTCCTGTACCAAAAGCGCCGCGACTACGCCTTCACCTCCAAGACCAACCTGACGGACGAAAACGTCTTCAACCGCAGCGAATTCATCTGGGGCGCTGATGGCCGCGGCAACGCTGGCCTGGGCCTCTGGCAACTGGCTTATGCCAGCCGCGAACCGCTGGACATGCAGTCCTATGCCGATGCGCGCGCCTCGCACCAATCGCAAAAGGGTGACAACGGCAAGCCGCTGGTCATCCAGAGCAAGGTGCTGCTCGTGCCCCCCAACCTCGAACAAGCGGCCCTGCAGGTCGTCCAGGCCGAGCGCATGGCGAACGGCGCCACCAACGTCATGCGCAACCTCTCCACCGTGGTCGTCTGTGCCTGGCTGACCGCCTGATCGACGCGATCTCACCCCCTTATTCGGAGCATCCATGGCTACCAAGCAAAACCAACAACCACGCCGGGCGCAGCAGCGCGCTGCCGCGCCCACCGTCTCCAAGCCCGAAGGCACGGCCGGCAAGGGCCTGGCTGTCACGCCCAAGGTCGCCGGTTTCCGGCGAGCCGGCTACGCCTTCCCGGACGGCAAAACAGTTGTCCCCCTGGATGACCTGAACGAGCAGCAGTACGAGCAGCTCACCACCGAGCCGATGTTGGTCACCTATCTGGTGGACCTCCCGGCCGGTGAAGGGCAAGAGACCGAGCCAGCCGCGACCTGACAACTGCAGCGAAGAGCGCCACGGGCTTCGGGCCCACCGCCAACCTCTTGGCCGGGGGCTGGATACGCGGGCGGCACCGGGCATAGCTCCCGGCACATCGAACCTTTTACATCTCCACCATGAGCTACATCACCCTTGCGGAACTCGCCCAGCGCCCCGGCGCGCGCGAGCTCGCCCAGGTCGCCAGCAACGCGCTCCAGGCCGGGCGTGACGACGCGCTCATGGAGGCCACCTTGACCGGCGCCGACCGCAGCGCTTGGACGCCCGAGCAGTGCGCCGTGGCCGATGCAGCGAAGGCCCGCATCCTGAATGCGGTGGCCGAAGCCGACGCGCTGATCGACGGCTATCTGGTGCAACGCGGCTACGACTTGCCCCTGCAGCTGCCAACCACCAGCAGCGGCAAACGCGTGGTGACGGGCTGGTCCCGCGCCATCACGCGCTACCTGCTCAACCAGAGCCGCATAACCGACGAGTCCAAGGACCCGGTGGCGCGCGACTACCGGGACGCGCTCAAGCTGCTCGGACTGCTCGCGCAGGGCAAGTTCAGCCTCGGCGCGGACGACCCGGCCGCCAATACCGCCACGCAAAGCACCGACGTGCGCTTCGACGGCGCGCCGACCGTATTCGGTCGAGATCAGCTGCGCGCTTTCCGCTGATCGCTTGCCATGGACGTCTCCCCCATCGTCGCCCGTTTGCGCGCGCAACTGGTCGGACTGCCGCTGCGCGAGATCGATGCGGCGGGCGGCCTGGATGCCGCCATGCGCGGCAATCGCGCAGCACCCGCGGCCTATGTCGTGCCGCTGTCCGAGCGGGCCGAGCAGCTGGACCACACGGGCCCGACCGACCAGTGGGAGCACCGCCTGGTGGGCGTGCTTCTGGTGGTTGAGACGCTGGCCGCCTCGGGCGCGCCTGGTGTCGTTGACCTGGCCGGTCTGCGCGATCGGGTCAAGAGCGCGCTGATCGGCTGGGTGCCCGATGACGAGACCAGCGAGCCAATGCTCTTCATGGGCGGCGAGCTCGTGCAGCTGGAGGGCAACGGCCAGCTGTGGTGGAGCGATGAGTTTTCTTTCAAAGGCTATTTCAGGAGCAACCCGTGAGCAAACCGAATGCAAAAGACCCAACCCCTTCGGGCCCCGCCGCGGAAAGCGGCACGCCATCGACCACGACGGCCCCGGCCGCCAGCGGAGATGCCGGTACCGGCGTGGCCGTGGTTCAGTCCGCGCCGGCCGGCGCCGACGCGCAAACCCCGACGCTTGCGCCGGGCCCCGATGAATTCCATGGCCATGGCGGCCTTTACACCGTGATCGAGGGCCAGCGCGTGCGGGTCGCTCGGACCGAGCCTGCTACCTCCGAGGACCCGAAATGAGCAATCCAAAATACATGCGCAAGATGGCGATCCTGGTCGCCATCGAAACCATCGTCGGCAACATCGTCGTGCCAGTGGCCGCCAACGCCATCGAGGTGAGCGACGTCACCCTGACGCCCATCGAAGGCGATGAGGTCGACCAGGGCGTCATCAAGCCGTTCTTCGGGGCCTCGGAAACCACCTTGGTGACCGAGTACCGCAAGGTCGCATTCAGCGTGGGGTTTGCGGGCGTCGCCGCCGTGGGCGACCTTCCGGGCTGGGCCACACTCATGCGGGCTTGCGGTGCCAGCGTCACCAACACCCCGGCTCCCAGCGCCCAGGCCGGCACGGTCTTTGCGCCAGTGACCGATGGCATCGAGAGCGTGACCGTCTACGCCGTGATCGACCGCTCGCTGTACAAGATGGCCGGAGCGCGCGGCAACTGCAAGGCAGACGCCCAGGCCAAGCAAATCCCCAAGTGGCAATACGAATTCACGGGTTCTTTCCTGCCCGTCGAAGACCTCGCGAGCATGCCTGCGGTCATCTACACCGCGTTCCAGCGGCCACTGGGCGTCAACAAGGCCAACACCACGCTGCAGTTCGCGGGCATCTCCGTCGCGGCGAGCGCGTTCCAGTTCGACTTCGGTAGCCAGGTGGTCAAGCAGGACTTGATGAACGTCGATACCACCGAAATCACGGGCCGCACTTCCACCGGATCGGTGACCTTCCGCAACACGACCGTGGCTGAAAAGAACTGGATCGAACTCGCGCGCAAGAGCGAAAAGGTCCCGCTGCTGCTCAAGCACGGGCAGGCGGAAACGAACACGGTGTCGATCGCTGTACCCCGCGCCCAGGTCGGCAAGCCCACGTTTGCCGACCAGGACGGTATCCAGATGATCACCGTCCCCTTCCGCTGCATCCCTTCGAGCGTCGGCAACGACGAGTGGTCGATCACCACCTGAGCCGACGCTCCTTTCGTTTCCGTCCCTGCAACCTCGTTTCAAGAAAGTCCTGTTCCATGACCGTCGTTCTCGCATCCGCCGCCTACTGGGCACCTGCCCGCTACACCCTGGTCGGCGATGACGCCAAGCCCGTCAACGTCGATTTCCGGGTGCGCTTCAAGCGCCTCAAGCGCTCCGAGCGGCAGGACCTCGAAACCCAGCTGGCCCAAAAAGAAATTGATGACAAGGCCTTCCTCGACCGGGTGCTGGTGGACTGGGAACTCAAGGACGTGCGGGGGCAGGTGGTTCCCTACACCGAGGCCATGCGCGCCGAGCTCGTAGAGGACTGGGACGGCTTCGAGGTCGCCATGGTGCATGCGTTCTTCGACGCCGGGCGCAAGTCGCGGGAGGCGTCCGAAATCGAAAAAAACTCCGCCGCGCCGTCCGCAACCACTGCCTGAGCGACGGCGCACAAGCGCCTGCAGATGAAGCGGAGGACGCCGATCTGCGGGCCCAGTGGGCGCGACTCGGCGTGGACCCCGACCGGGCCAGGCAGGCCAACGCAGAGGGCGGCGTGGCCTCCGAGTCGGACGAGGTGGTCGAACTCTCGCCGCGGGAGTGGCGGGCCTGGGAAGTGTTCAGCGCCGTGCGGACCAACTGGCGGATCGTCGCCACCTGGGGCGCTGTGCACTACGAGGGCATCGACTACGGCTCGCTGGAGGCCGCCATGGGAATGCTGGGCACCTTGCCGGAGCACCGCAGAGAGGTGTTTTGGATGGTGCGGGTCATCGAAGACGAAGCCCGTAAGTGGCTCAACAAGCGGTAAACAGGAAAGACGACGGCATGGCACAGCACGAATTCGCGGTATCGGTTGAACTGCGCGCCAATGCGCAGCAGTACACCGCCGAATTCAAGGGCGCCGGGCAGACCGCACAGGAATTCGCGGCGCAGGTCGCATCGAGCTCGGCCACCGCCGCCACCGCGGTGCAGTCGGCGGCCAAGGAAGCCGGCACCCTCGGCCAAGTCACCTCCGCCGCGGCCGGCCAGGCGGCGCAATCGCTGCAGGCCACAGTGCCCTCTGCCCAGGCCGTGGGCACCGCCCTGCAGGACGTGGGCGACAAAGCTACCTCTGCCCTGGGCCAGGCCGCGCAGGCCTGCAAGGTGGCACAGGCTTCCGTGGCCCAGGTGGGGGCCGCGTCCACCAGCACGGGCGCCGCGGTGCAAGCTGCCGCCGCCCAGGTCGGGACCCTGGGCCAGGCGTCCCAGGCGGCATCCTCTCAGACCGCCGCCGCGCTGCAGGCCACCGTGCCTGCAGTGCAGGCCGTTGGCACCTCCCTGCAGGGCGTGGGCGACAAGGCCACCACCACCATGGGCCAAGTGGCCCAGTCCGGCCAAGTGGCGCAGGCCTCCGTCGCCCAGGTTGCCGCAGCATCCACCAGCGTGGGCGCCGCCGTCCAGGCGGCAGCCGCACAGGTCGGCACCCTGGGCCAGTCCGCACAGGCCGCGTCCACGCAAACCGCGGCGGCTTTGAAGTCCACCATCCCCGCCGCCCAGGCCCTGGGTTCGGCCATGCAGGGGGCGGGCGCGGCCACGGGCATGGCCGAGGCCAAGACCCAGCAGCTGGGCATGTCCGCGCGCGCCACCGCGGCGGCCCTGCGCGGCGTGCCGGCGCAGATCACCGACATCGTGGTCTCCCTGCAGGGCGGCATGTCGCCGATCACCGTCTTGATGCAACAGGGCGGGCAACTGCGCGACATGTTCGGCGGCATCGTGCCGGCCGCCCGGGCTCTGGGCTCGGTGGTGATGAGCATGGTCAACCCGTTCACCCTCACTGCGGGCGCAGTGGCGGTGCTGACCTTCGCGTACCTGAGCGGCAAGGGCGAGGCCGACGGGTACACGCGCTCGATCGCGTTGTCCGGCAACGCCGCCGGCACCACCGCCGCGCAGATGCAGCAGGCCGCCAAGGCCGTTTCCGATTCGGTGGGCACCCAGCGTGAAGCCTCCCGCGTGGTCGCCGAACTGGGCGAGTCGGGCAAGGTGGCCGGCTCGGACCTGCAGCGCTTTGCGGAAACCACGATCCGCATGGAGCGCGACGTGGGCGTGGCCGTCAAGGACACGGTCAAGGCGTTCGTCGAGCTTGGCGAAAAGCCCGTGGAGGCATCCCTCAAGCTCAACGAGCGCCATAACTACCTCACCAAGGCGGTCTACGACCAAGTCAAGGCCCTGCAGGAGCAAGGCCGGGTGACCGAGGCGGCGGCCGTTGCGCAGCAGGCCTACGACCAGGCCATGGCCCGCGTGGCCGACACCATGCAGGGCCGGCTGGGCTACCTGGAGCGCGCTTGGCGCGGCCTCGGCGACTCGGCCAAGTGGGCGTGGGACAAGATGCTGGGTGTCGGCCGTGACGACACGATGCTGTCCCAACTAGAGAGCAAGCGCGCGGACCTGGCTGACCGCACGCAGCGCGGCCCGTTGAACGAGGGCGTGCGCGCCAACTGGGAAAAGGGCAACGCGCGGCTGCGCGAAGAGATCGGCCTCCTGCAGGAGCAGGAACGCATGCAAAAGCGCGGGGCCGAGGCTGAGGCTCAGCGCGCCGCGAACGAGCGGCTTTACTTCGACTGGGACAAGCAGGGCGATGCCTTCCGCTCCAAGGCCGCCAAGCGGGATGAAGAGATTCGCAAGGCCGAGGCGGAGGGGCAGCAGCTGCTTACCGCGGGCCTCATCAGCGAGGCCGGCCTGCGCGAGCGGCTGGCGGCCATCCGCGATAAGTACAAGGACCCCAAGGCCGCTGGCGGCATCTCGGCGACCGATGGCCAGGTGGCTGCGCTCAATGCGCAGTTGGACGCGGCTCGGGCCTACTACCAGCAGCTGGTAACCAATGGCGCCCAGGCCGATGAACTCAACGCGGGGGAGCGCGAATCGCTGCGCCTGGCCGAGCAGATCAAGCTGGCCACCGATGCAAAGACCGTCGCCAAGCTCAGGGAGATGCAGGCGACGGCGGATGCACTGGGTGTGCAGTTGCGCACCAACGATGGTCTCAAAACGTCGATCACCACGCACGAGAAGCAGATCGATGCCAACTACAGGGATGCGCAGTCCTTGAAGGACCGCGCGCTGCAGCAGGAGGCCGCGAATGCAGTCTTCGGCAAGGGTCGCACCGCAGTGGAGGCGATGACACTCGCCACGTTGCAGCACCAGCTCGCCGAAGCGGAATCCTCGGACAGCTTCAATCCCAAGTACATCGCCGGCTTGCGCGAGAAGATCACCTGGCAAAGGCGCTGGACGGACTCGCTGGCAGAGTCGGACGGCAAGGCCGGCATGCAGCGCGTGCAGGAAATGGTGCGTTCGGCCGAAGAGCTCGCCAAAGCCTACGCCGAGGAACTGGCCCTGTCCGGCATGTCGGCGCTGGAGCGCGAGAAGATCGTCGCCCTGCGCCAGCTCGAAATCAAGTACGCCAAGGAACTGGCAAGGATCGACAATTCCGATGCCACGGCGGACAGCAAGGCTGCACAGAAAGCCGAACTGGAGCGGGCCAAGCGCATCGAGAGCGAAGCCACCGTCGCCAAGGTCGTCCAGGCCGACTGGGCCAAGAGTTCGGACGAGATCAACCGCAGCCTGACGGATGCACTGCTGCGCGGCGCGGAGGCGGGCAAAGGGTTCTTCCAGAACCTGCGCGACACCATCAAAAACATGTTCGATTCGCTGGTGCTGCGCCCGGTCATCAGCGCGATCATGCAGCCGGTCTCCCTGGTCATCAACGGCATTGTGGGCAGCGCGCTGAACAGCGTCGGCATGGGTGGCGGCTCTGGCGGCGGAGCCATGGGCCTGCTGAGCAACGCAGGTTCGCTCCTGTCCATGGGCTCGGGCGCCACTCAGTTGATGGCCGGCTACCAGGGCGCGTCCCTCGCCGCAGGCCTGGCAGGTCCGACCACGGCCGGCGCTGGCGGGCTGATGGGTGTCGGCAACATGCTGGCCGCTGTGCCTGGCTGGGGTTGGGCGATCGCAGGCATTGCGGCTCTGGCGGGCCTGGCGAAGTCGTTCAAAGGCGAAACGCGGACAGGGGGCCAGTTCGGGGTGGCCTTCGACGGCTCGGTCACCAACAACCGCCGCGGCCAGTCGTACACGTATGTCGGGCAGCAATACGACCGCGATTTTTCTGGCGGACAGCGCATCGGTTTGACGGACGGTGAGGCCTACCGCCTCGAAGGCGACAAGGTCGACAACGAGGACACGATCCGCCAGGCCGTGGCCGGTACCGCCAAGGGCATAAATGAGATGCTCAAAGGGCTGGGCAGCGCAGTGCGGCTCACTGACTTCTTCGGCGGCTTCGAGACCAGCAGCAAAGACCGAGGCGGCGTGTTCTCAGGGGGCAAGCTCAGCAACGGGGCCACGTTCGGCGAGAGCGGCGAAGGCGACAACTACGCGGGCACCCTGTACGAGGTGTTTTCTACCCGCAGCCCGGACTACAAAACAGCGGTCGAAAACTTTTCCCTCGACCTGAAGCAATCTGCGGTGCAAGCCATGCAGAAGGTCACTGACATTCCCCAGACCATTAAGAAGATGGTCGAGAACGTGGATGCAGAGGGCCTTACAGCCGAGGCCGCCGACCAGCTGCTGACGGCGATCAGTACCCAGATCGCTGGCGTGACGGCGTTCAAGGAAGCCATCAACGTCATGGGCCTCACCTCGCTGGCCGACATGAGCTTCGATGCGGCCTCGGGCATTGCGGAACTGAGCGGCGGCTTCGAGCAGCTGCAGGGTCGCCTGTCGAGCTACTACGCCAACTACTTCTCCGAGGAAGAACGCCGGGCCAACGCCCAGCGGATGATGGCCGAGCAGCTGGCGACGGTGGACCTGAAACTGCCGGACATCAACGCCGACGACGCCCGTGCCCAGTGGCGCGCCATGATCGAAGCGCAGGATGAAAGCACCGAGGCCGGCCGCAAGAACATTGCCATGCTGCTCGCGCTGGAGGGGACATTCACCAGCGTCACGACGTCTGGTGAAGAGGTCGCGCGCCGCAATGCCGAGCGCCAGGCGCAGATCGCAGACAAGGGTCGCGACCTGGAGCAGCGCCTTTTGATCGCCCAGGGCAAGGACCGCGAGGCGCTGGACCTGCGTCGCCTGCAGGAATACTACGCACTGCTCAACCTCAACCCCGCCCTCGCGGCGATGGTGATCGAGATCTACAAGGCCGAGGACGCCGCAGAAGCTGCGCGCAAGGCCGAGGAAGATCGACGCCAGGCAGAGGAAGCGCGGATCACCGCAACCGACAAGGCATACGCGGTCCTCGAAAAGTCCATCAGCGCCGCGCAGGAGGCCGTGCAAGCCGAGATCGAACTGCGCGAGGCCCGGGTGGCATCGGCCAAGGAACTGGTGGAGCTCACACGCAACCAGGCGCGCGAACTGCGCGGCCAGGTCGCGGCCACGGCAGCGATGCAGGCCGCCGAGGGCAACGCGGCGATCGACCAGGCCATGGCCGCTCTGCGCTCGGGCCAGCGCGTCAACGATGGCGGCAATCTGGCCGAGGCGATCGCCGCAGCCCGTGGCGGCATCACGGAAGGCGCCTTCTCTAGCCGTCTCGACTACGAGGCGGCCCAACTGATGCTGGCAAACAAGCTCGACGCTATGGGCAGCCTGGGCCAGGCCCAGTTGTCCACCGAAGAGCTACTGCTCAATGCCAGCAAGGCCGAGGCCGATCGCCTGGACCAACTTCTCAAGTCCAACAAGGATGCGCTGGACATTGCCCGCGGGCAATACGTCGGCATCTTGGATACCGCCACAGCCGTGCGCAATTTCCACGCGGCCCTGGTCGCCGAAAAGCCCGGTGCAGCCGTACCCGCCAGCGGGTCGAACTCTGGCGGCGCCGTTTTCGGCGGGACCAGCGGCAAGGGTGGCGGTAGCACCACGCCTGCAGCCCCTGCGCGATATTCCGATCTGATGTACCTGGGCACGGTAGGGGTTGGCCGCTCCCCGATCACGGACGAGGCACAGATCGCTCGCCTGGACGCGCTGGCGCCGGTCTATCACTCATTCGACGGCACCGAGGACCTTGCTGGCCTGATGGCGGCCATGGAGGCCAAGGGCGCCACCCTGCGCGACATGTCTCGCCTGAGCGGCTACTGGGAGGCCGACTGGGCCAAGGTGCAGGCCCTGGTGGGCTCCAACCTGCCCGCGTTCGAGGTTGGCATCAACCGGGTTCCCTTCGACATGTCCGCCCGCATCCACAAGGACGAGGCGATCCTCCCGGCCCGATTCAACCCGTTCAATCCAGGCGCATCCACGCCCTGGGGCACCAGCAGCAACGCGGACGTGGTCGCGGCGATCGCATCGCTGCAGAGCCAAACCTATGCAGTGCAGCGCGAAATGCTGTCTTCCATTAAGAGCATTGACAGCACGGTGCGCAAGCTCGATGCCATCGGCATCAAGCAGCGGACCACAGAGACGACAGGAGTAACGGCATGAGCGAGACGCCCGAAGGCTACACGCGCGGGATGGGGTTCATCGCGCCGATCGCGTTCACGTTGGCGAACATGGTCATCAACGTGGCGGCCAGCACCTTGCCGGCTTGGGCTGCAGCCACCAGCTACGCCAGCGGCGTGCCGGTCATCGATGGCGCCAGCCGCATCATCTACCGCAGCCTCAAGGACAACAACGTCGGCAACGTCCCCGCATTGAGCGGCAACACCAGCGCGGGCGCCTGGCAGGCCATCGGCGTGGAAGAGCGTCTGCGTATGTTCGACGCATCGCTGGGCTCTTACACCGAGCGCGCCGACATGATCGAGGTGCAGCTCAAGCCCGGCCGGGTCATCACCGACATTGCGCTTTTCGGGGTCCGGGCTACGTCCGTCCAGGTGCTGATGATCGACGCCAACGACGGGCAGGTCTTCGACTCGGGAGACGTCTCCATGCTGCGCCCCTCTGGCAATTCGCACTGGGGGTATTTCTTCAACCCGATCGAGCGCGACGAGCGGCTGCTCATCTCCGGACTCCCTGCTTATACGCAGGCCACCACCATCGTTCGGATCAAAGCCGCCGGCGCCGTCGCGCGCTGCGGCGAGATCGTGGCTGGCCGGGCTGTGTGGCTGGGCAACACGTATTGGAGGCCGTCGATCGGCTTCGATGAGTTCGGCGAGAAAAAGCGCGACGCCTGGGGCGGCTGGATGGTCACCGATGGCGCCTATTCCGACTGGATGAAGCTGCAGGTACTGGTGCAGGGCACCCAGTACGAGCGCACCCGCGCACAGGTCGTGGCGTTCCGCAAGCGCCCGATCGTCTGGATCGGAGCGCGTGGCGTCACCGCCCTCATGACCTATGGATACCTCATGGGGTTCGAGCAAGTGCTGGTCACCCACGGCATCTCGGACTGCAACCTCACCATCAACGGATTGGAGATCACCACATGATTTTGACGCCGCCCCCGGGCGATCCCTCGGCCGCCGCCGACATTCCCTCGCGCCGCCTCGATGGGCAAGAAACCTTCGATCTCAAGACCGACAACTACATGGTGTGGTTGGCGGGATTCCGCAATTGGTTGACTTCGTTCCGGGCGTGGACCGTCACCGCCCGTGACGAGGTCGCCCAGTTGCGAGTCGCCACGGATGCGGTCGCCCAAGAGGCCGCGGCAGCAAGCGCCAGCGCAATGGCCACGGCAGGCTTCAAGGGCGCGTGGTCGAGCCTTGTTGGCCCGCTGCAGCCGCCTGCCAGCGTCTTGCACGACCAGCAAATCTGGTTGCTTAAAGTGCCCGTCGCGGATGTGCAGGCCCACGTGCCAGGCGTGTCGGCCAACTGGCTGTCCCTGGAGGCAGCAAGCAGTCTCGCTGGAGGGCAGCAAGGCATGCGCAACCGGCTTATCAACGGCAATTGCGCTCACGCACAACGCGGCGGCAGTTTCGTCGGCGCGAGCGTGGGCACGGCAACCTACGTAGTCGATCGGCTGGCGTTCACTGGCTCGTCCACTATCGCCGTCGTAACGTTAGAGCAGGCCATTGACGGCCCGGAGGCCGGGCTGCGCCGCAACGCCCGTGCGACGGTTACCACGGCCGATGCCGCGATGACGGGAGCCAAGTCCGCAGGATTTCAGCAGGTGATCGAGGGCTACAACATTGCCGATCTCTTCGGCGTGACGTTCACGGCCACGTTCATGGTGCGCTCCGCGAAAGCTGGCGTGCACTGCCTGGCTTTCTTCAACGCTGGATTCGATCGTTCCTTTGTGGGCGAGTACACGGTCAACGCGCCGAACACTTGGGAATTCAAGGCCGTTACGGTCTTTGGTGGGTTGTCCAACGGCGGTAATTGGAATACCACCAACGGAGCGGGTCTGTACGTTCGCTGGACCCTCGGCGCTGGAGCGACGTACCAGACGCAGGCGGGCGCGTGGCGAGACGCTCTGTACCTGGGCACTCCCAACCAGGTGAATTGTCTTGACGCGGTCGGAAACGTGTTTGCGATCACCGGTTTCGAACTCAAGCGTGGCGCATTCGGTGGCCGTTACGAACACCGGCCGCACTCCATTGAGCTCGACATGTGCAAGCGCTACTACGAGCAGTTCAACAACGGCAATGGCTACACCTATGCAACCGGCATGGTGCCCAACAATACCCAAGTGTGGGTGCCGCTCGGCTACCCCGAAAAGCGGGCTTCGCCGACTCTCACCTTTCCCGGCGACATCGACAAATTCCAGTTCCAACTCGGCAGCGGGACGGCATCCTGCACCAGTCGGCCTTTCGCGAGCTCGGCCGGTGTGAAATCGGCATTCGTCATTCTCACAAGCACTAGTGCAGGGTTGGCGTCCGACAGCAAGGGGTGCCTAGCCCTCCTGTCGGGCAACGCGCGCATTGAAATTTCCGCGGAGCTGTAACCCATGGCTGCTTACCAACTCACCGAAACTGCCATCGTGATTCGTACCGAGGATGGGGCCTGCATCCCTGCGGACCCTGACAACCGCGACTACATGGCTTTCCTGGCGTGGTGCGACGAGGGCAATGAACCCGCGCAATACGTGCCGCCCGCTCCAGTTGTGCGGGTTCCCGAAGAGGTCTCGATGGGCCAGGCCCGCCTGGCGCTCTACGAGCACGACAAGCTGGCCGCCGTCGAGGCCCTGCTGAACGCCATGAGCGAGCCAGCACGGACGAGGGCGCGGATCGAATGGGATTACCGCCCCACGGTGCGCCGGGATAGCCCCCTTGTCGCTCAACTGGGCGCGGCCCTTGATCTGGACCTGGATGACCTTTTCATCCATGCCGCCACGCTGTGAACGAAGGGCAATGAGGTAACACTAAAAGACGGGCGACCTCTGCCGGTGCGTCAACACCGGCAAAAGCCCCAACCTGCAGATCGAGCCTGCAAGCCGACAAGGCCCGCCACCCTGTACAGAGTGCGGCGAGTCTATCGGATGTTTCAACCGTAGAAACTGGCTTGCAATGAGTGAAATCCGATGCGGCGCATGCCGCCGCAAACTGGGCGAGGGCGAATACACCGTCTTGTCCATCAAGTGCCCCCGCTGCGGGGCCATGAATCACCTGAGGGCCACGAGCCCCTCACCCGAGCGCCAAGGAGCGCCCAACGACGAAAGCGTCATGCATGTCGCAAGGCACCTCGGCTGCACCCAGCAGCCGCACACCGGCCACCACGGCCCCATCGCCCCTCGTGGGCAGTCTGTTTGCAGGGATAGGAGGGTTTGATCTTGGATTTGAACAAGCGGGATACACCACGGCCTGGCAGGTCGAAATCGAGCCGCACTTGCGCGAGGTGCTCGCACTGCGCTTCCCCCACGCCCGGCAGTTCGCCGACGTGCGCGAGGTCGGCGCCCACAACCTCAGCACCGTCGACGTGCTCATCGGCGGCTTCCCATGCCAGGACGTGTCCAGCATGGGCGCACGCGCCGGCCTCGCCGGCAACCGCACCGGCCTGTTCTGGGAGGTCTGCCGCATCGTCGAGGAAATACGGCCCCAGTGGGTGGTCCTTGAAAACGTCGTTGGCCTGCTCACTAGCAATGGTGGGAAAGACTTTGGCGTCGTCCTCCAGGCCCTTGCCGACCGGGGGTATGTGGGATGCTGGCGGGTGCTTGATGCTCAGTATTTCGGAGTCGCCCAGCGTCGCCGCCGGGTTTTCCTGGTCGCTGGTCTTGGACGACAACCCCCCGCTGGGCTGCTTTCTGATGCCGCACCAGTGGACGGACTACCTGGCACGCTTGGGCCGCAGCAAGAGTCACGGCCAGCGGATGGATGGCCTGCCAATTGTCTCCTGGCCAAGAATGCTGCCAGTCTCATCGGTATCGGTTGCGAGAATCTCGTCTGTCACCGAGGCGGACGGGGTGCGATGGTTGAGCGGGCAGGAGTGTCTGAAGCTACAGGGCTTCCCTTCGGACTGGATGCGACCGATCACCGAGAGGTTCGGGCGGCCGGAAACGCGGTCTGTGTTCCCGTGGCCCGATGGATCGCCGAGCATCTGAAGGTGGCTCTATGAGCTATCCCCCAGCTATCAAAACACTCTGTCGGGTTCTGCAGCTATGAAACTACCGTTTTCATGTCCGCTTCGTCTCTGCGGTGTGGCCATGCATCAAGGATGAGACTTTGCGCCATCGAAAAAGCACAGTCTCTATGCATGTACACGCTTTTCAGATATCCATCCCCGGTAGGGAATGCATCACGAACGATGGTAGGACCTTCGATATCGGAGTCGCAACAGAAGCATTTATGCGTGACTTGTTCAAAGTTGCTTTGCTCCTGAGCTAAACGAAAACTACGGTAATAGGTCATTTTTCCTCCAAGGTGTTGCGCCGAGTTACCATCTTGCCAGCCCAGTGGGGTGCCGCACCGGCTTCCTGGGAGACCATTCAGAGGGTGGAAAAAGAAACCAGCGGCATGTCGGGTCAAGGCGTCGTCCCACTCCCTGAAGGACGCGATGCCGATTTGGAGGAGGACATATGTCTAACACCACTTCAGCCTGGCAAGTTAGGGGACAGACGTTCGTGTCGGTCTTCGCGGCTCTTCTGACCGCGTTTGATCCGATTACGGCGTTTGGTTTGTCACTTGTGGCCACGGCCGTGTTAACGGCTACAGCCTAA